TTTGGTTAGTAGTTGCAAAACTCATATTTTAATCCTCATTAATTGTTTATGCTGTGACGTATTTGTAATAGGGAATTGACGTTCTGTACATGTACCATGTAGCGTCAGCTCCTTGTGTGTTGTTTATTCCTACGTGCCTAATCCGAGAGGCTAAACACTGGATTCCATCAAACTGTTTGTTTTCAAAGATGGCGTTAGCTTCCTCGATCAACTCAAGAGCACCCTTGGCACCCTGGTCTGGTAAAGCATATGCATCTATGATAATAAAGCCCGTTCGTCTGGTATTCATACCAGTACAAATGGCGGTGTTCTGTGAATTACCCTGAACTATATCCAAGCTAACCCAGTTAGTCGTTGGCGGTGTGAATGGGACATTCTCCCATCTGACATTCGTTGCCAAATTAGTTCCTAACCAATTAGCAAAAAATCTTTCCTCAATACTCTTCTTAACTACGACTAAGCTCATACCTAACCCCCACGACTAGCAGTTGCCTGAGCTTTGATTGCGGCATTTCCGACAATCACGTCAAAAAACTTCCGTCTTACTTCTAAGTCGGCAATGTAATCTAAACTGTTTGTCCAATACACGGTATCACCAAGGTTCCATGTCATACCCAAAAAGAAGTCACGCACTGTCTCCTTGGCATCTGATAAACTAATGATTGTGGTGCGGGAATCATAGGCATCAGCTATTTCATTCCAGCCATAACCGTATGTGTTTTGGCTTATCTTTTTGCTATTAACAGAGGATGTCCAGTTACCACGGGATAGTCCTGTAACAACCGGGTGTGATTCGTCTTCAACCAAACCAACAGCAAAGCTATCAATAGCCTTAATAGCCTGACTCTTAACCAACTGCTTGTACAAGTCACCATAACCAAGTCTTTTAGCAGACATATTAAGTACCCCTGACAAACAGGACGTGAACAGCACTAGCCGGGTCTTGTTGTATTTGAACAATATCCATCTTGTCGCCATTGATTGTTATGTAATCATTAGCTGAAGGGCTAAAGGTCAAGAGTGTTTGTGGAAAGATAATACGAACATCGTTTATTTTAACTTTGATTCCGTCAACCTCACGATCCCGCACTTTATAGAATATAACGTCAATGTTATAGGCTGTTAATGTTTTTGCAATAGTGCCTGTGGCTGTATCATAAGCCCCTGTATCCACTTTCGTATATACAGCACTTGTGTTTAACCCATCGTTAGCACTAGAACCCATCGCGGTGAATCCAGCCTTTACAGCGTTCTGAACAACCGATTTCAAGCCCATAGTTACACCCTGATAGTTGTTCCAAAGTTTAGACTGGACAAACCAGTCAGAGAAAGATATGGCCTCACCAAGCTGCTTACAGTAGCTGGCATCTTTGATTTTCTATCGTTCTTGTCAAACTTAACCATTACCTCGCCTGCCATAACTTGTGTGATACCCATGTTCTCTGAATCCACTTGTCTATCAGCTTTGATAAGCTCCCAAGCATATTCAGCAACAGCATCTTCTAGCCATCTAGGTATTTCATCAGACGCAAGCTCAACGCCATATGGGTTGTACACCCCTGATCGAGGCCACATCAGCGACTGTGTGTCAGTGGCTATTGTCCCAAGCCAGACTAGGTTATCTAGGTTTTTAGTCGCCCATCTTAGGGCACGTTCTCTTGTGTCAGTGCTCGCATCAAACCAATCGGAGTTATGCAGCCTAGCATTGTGATAAGTGTTACAGGTGGCTATTGTTATATAACTATCAGCGTTAGCCCCTGAAATTGTTGTGTCTAAGGCCATGTTAATGCCCCCTGCTTTGTAATGCTTGAATAACTAAATCTGTGAGCTTTTCTATGCTGTGCTTCACTTCGGTCAGCGAAGCGTCTAGTTTTAATTCAAGCCTTGAATGGGAATGCTCTAATACATCAACACGATAATGCACACGTTTGTTGCCCTCTTTACAATCAGCCTCAATCTTATCTAAGCTGTGTACCTTATCTTCTAGCGTCTTCATTCTAAGGTCTTTAGCTTCTTTATGTGATTTTAATGCTGATAACACCCAACCCACTATTGCGACAGACATACCCCCTCCCAAAAGCTGATCTAAACTCACTATATCTAGCATATACACTCCTACACCTTAGCTGGGGTATCTCGTTTTCTGTACGGTCGTTTCTTTGGTACTTCGCTTTGTAAATCTTCAATGACAGAGGCTAAATCCGCCGTACCGTCTACCTCTTCTAAAAAAGGCTTGGGAGCCTGTATTAATATATCTTTGTAAAATTCGTCTATGTCTGATCTACCCGTTAGATTGATCAGCCTAGTAACACCCGTAAACCGCTCGCTTGGATTACAAATATCACCCTTGTTGGTAACAATAAACTTCTTGCCTTCGACTAATTCAAATACAGCCAAGTCATCAACTGTGACTTCTCTACCTTTAGCAATAACAAAAGTAACCTCTTTCTTCTGATACATAAACCCTCCTGATAAAGCAAGGGAGCAAAAGCCCCCTTGCAGTCTGATAGTTAAGCAGACAGGATTCGTGAACCACCGATAGACTTGTTATCAGTTACGTTCTTGTCCCAGTTTCCAACAGTGGTCAGCGTAGCAGAACTTGGGTTTGCACCACCGTTAGCAATGTCCCATGAGTAACCCTTGACACCAACAGTGTAAGCATACTCACCTTGGAAACGCATTACCAAGTTTTCCAATCCATCAACAATACTAGAGTGGATTTGACGACCTTCTGATTCACGCAGATTGATAGCGTTACCAGTCAGCGCCAAAGTGAAGTATTCATCAATACCGCCAACACCAGTGCCTGTAGAAATCAGGGATGCTGAGTCAGACACAATTACCGGACGATTCAATGAAGCTACGGTGCCCTGGTAAATAGTCACACCAGCTACGTTGAACACGTTGTCAGCAATTGCTTGACGCATCAAGTCAAAATACACTTTAGAGTGCATAACGAATGCGCGTACACGTTGACTTGCATCACCATAAGCACCAAGGCCACGAGTAAGAGCCGCGTGGGTCATTGTATCAGTGGCCGCAGGAACAGTACCAACGACACCAGTGTTACCAGTAGTGCCAGTACCAACATACAAGTCTTTACCGAAAGCTGTTACGCCAGCAGCAAGCCCAGAATTAAGCTGCTCAACCATGATTGCCTTAGCCCACTGGGTGCCAAGAATATAGGACATAACTCGTGGGTCAGCATCAATCTTACGGAAGGAGTCAAGGGTTTGAGCAACAGGACCAATCTTACGATCCAGCTTAACGCCAACGTCCTGTCCCATAGTCATTGCAATGTCAGTGACAGCTGCAACGCTTGTAGTGTCTCGGCGTGAAGTCAGACCAGAAAGTTCCTGGAAGAACGATTCAGAGCTGTAGTTGCCCTTGTGGAATTGTGTCTCCAGAGTGATAGCACCCGCAGACTGTGTGTTAAAAACCTCTGCTTCTTGCTGCATAACCTCAGTCACGCCAGCGTGAAACTCATCTTGATAGATTGCGAAATCCGATTGTTTACCAATAGCCATTTTCTATTTCCTCATAAATAATTTAGTTTGTTTGGCGTAACGCCTTAGTGTACTCTGTGCCTTATTCGCCTCTGGCAAACTAAGCTATTGCTAGATAATCAGGCGGGAAGTGCTAAATAAGCATGTAACCCCACTTCAGCTATCTTTGCTGTTTTCTGTTCTACAGTCATCTTAGAACGGGACAAAGCCCCTGAAGATGTAGAAGAACTATTATTTCCTGTGGCCCCGCCACCTGTTGCTCCAGTAGCGTTAAAGGCAGCGCCCCACGCTTCATCATTCTTGTAAGCTCTAACCAATTCTGTAATACCCATTGGTGAGCCATCCATTGTGAGCCTTGGAACATCTCTGTCCATCACCCTAACTTTGTATTCTCCGTTTTCCTGAATCACTTGTAATTGGCCTGCAAGTGCGGGCTTCAGGAAGTGAGCCTTACCACCCTCGGCACTAATAATCCGCTCAAGCTCTGCATCTACTAAGTATTTCTTGATAGCAGCATCTTTACTTTTTGTCTCAGTTTCAAATTTAGTGCGTTCATTTGCCCACATATCAGTAAGCTGTTTCTTCTCTTGTGAGTAGCGTTGCTCTAAGCGTTCTTCAAGGGTCATGTCCGCCTCTTTACGCTTTTGTTCTTCAGCCATCAATTTATCAAATACAGAAAGATCCTCTCCATACTTATCCTTGATAGACTTCAACGCTTGCTTGGCAATCTTTGCCTCTTCCAGCAAGTCCTGCTTGTTCTTAACCAAGCCAGCAGTTTTCTCAGCCACCTGTGCATCTACTAACGTGCGAATTGCCTCTTGAACTTTTGGGTCTTCAAGGTTTACGCTATTTGTTTCATCCGTCATGTTTGATTCCTCTGGAATATTGATTATTGGCTTCTAGCCAGTTTTGATTTGATTTCCTTCAGGGTTAATTCCCTTCCGGTCGGTGTTACATAACTATCTAGTGTAATCTTTCCGTTTAAGTACAAAGCAGCTTTGGCTTTGCCTAGTATGTCAACAATCACACCTATGGGCTGCCCCCTAAGCCACTCATCATAGCTTGTCGGAACAACATCACTAGGAGAGTATCTGACTATAGTCGATCTGCACCTAATATGGGCTGGGGGCACTGGCCCCTCGCCAACTGTATATATCTTGTTACTTCTACTTCGGCATATAGCTGTTGTCCTACTATCTAGCACACTAATCCATCTGTATTTCTTAACGCCAGCATTCGACCATACGCCAATCTTAGCTTGGTTAGCTCCATCCTGAATGCCCGTGCTTGCTATGCTAGACACGTCCCTCCCGACAATACCAAACAAGCCATCACGCCTATCATTTACCTTAGTGCCTGTAACGCTTCGTATGATGGCACTTAGTGGTGTCCTGTCTGTTATTCCCGCTAGTACGTTTGCACGTATCTTTGTCTTTAGGCTAGAAGCCATACCTAAGAGCCATTGGTGGGAAGTTCTTCCTCTTATTAAGCCAGCAAGAATTACCGCTATCAGGGCGTTTGTTTCTTCATCCTCAATTGGCAGTTCTTCTTTATCAGCCACCCAAGGAATCTCATCGGTGAGCCAATCACGCATTGTTTCTAGCAAATCAGTTTCAATCAAAAGGAAAGCAGCATCAATCAGCTTGTTCACTTCCACCAAGGCTGTATTTGTGGCTTTCTTAGTTCCATCTAAACCGCTTAGTGCTAAGGATACATCGTCAATTAGTGGTGTCAGCTTACTGGTTAACTCCCTGTTAACAGACTTCTTAAATAGCTCTAAATCAATCTGGTGCTTAATGATTTCATCAATATCTAGCATTAAATCACCTCTGGCTGATCAGCTCCTACAAACCCCAGTGCTGGCTCTTCTTCGTCAATATCATTTCGCACTTCTTCGTCAGTAACTAACTCACCTACAATTTCACCACGTCTAAAATTATCCAGTAGTATCTTGTGTGATATAGCTCCACCCTGCCAAGCAGAAACCAAAGCAGCAACGTCTTGGTGTGAAAGCCTTGTACTAAAGAAGTCCCGATTTAATTCAAACTGGATGGCATCTGGGTCCTCATTCATCCACATAGCCACCCAAACTAAACATTGAGTGATTGCGGATGTTACGTTTGATGAAATAGACGACACCTGACTAACTTCACTAGAACGCCTTAGCAATACATTCTGTGTGCTTTCAGAACCACTAGAAGAACTGTCCTGTACAATCTTTGCGCCAAGTCCAAGCATTTCAACTTCTTTAAGCTCCATGCCTTTCTGTAACAGATTCTTCTCAGCTTTGGACTCCAGTAAGCCCACCTCACAACCTTCGGGAAGCATCCAGCCAGCCCTAGAGCCTATCCGTAAGCTACCCTGATTATCCTCTATAAACTTATCAGACAGACCAGTAATCCAAGGTGTAGGCTGCCCAATCATAAACAGAGCCTCCTCATAGTCGGCACTATTTCTGTAGTGAGCTAAATTTAGCACAGCCAAGTCGTATAGTGGAGCCTTGTCAATTTCAGGCGTGTTTGACATAGAGCCAACAAACACAAACGGGATGAACGAAAGCCGCTTACCATTAGGTAGCTTAGGCTTAATCACTTCTCCTTTTTGGTTATACGATGTTGTCTTGATCCCCTTTGTCTTATCAAACACCTCTACAGGCTCTAGTATGGTTATCTGGTAGAAACCCTCAGCATCCAGTTCTAGCAGCCTATATACATAGGATTCCTGAGCGGAGAAATAATGACCTGAGTTAACTATGTTTGGCTCTTTAATCATAACAGCTACTAGCTTCTGCAAACCACCATCACGCACTGTATGCCAATTGACTATGCTTTGTGGCGTGTAGCTTTGTATGCGGGCCTTTAAGCCTGCTTTGCGCTCATCCTCTAGGGTGTATATGCCTTGTGCTTGAGGGTAGTCTACAAGCAACCCATGACGACCAAAGGATAGTATGTTTGATACAGCCTTCTTACTAAACTGAGTGATACTTGAACCTTCACCATCTGTGTTATGTGCTAGGTACTGCAAACTATCCGGTAGCACAACTTTACTATCCTTCCGAAATACAGCGCCTAACAATCCGTCAAGTGTACGACTGGTGGCGTTATACAAAACAGCCCTAAGTTGATATGACGCATATTCAGCCTCCGTTCTACCAGATGGCGTTGGGAGGTAGGTAGTACCCTTGCTATCAATAGTTTTCTTGCCAGCCAGAACATCCTTTACTAAGTCCCATTCAGAAATCTTTTCAGAATAATCTGGGTGGTATATCTCACTATCTCGTAACGTAAACGTCATTGGCGTACCTCTAATATGCCCAATTCAATGTTAATGTTTTAACCTCTCGTTTGATAAGGTCGAAACGGTAGTCTATGTAATAACCTAGTGCATCACAGTTAGATACAACAAGGTTGTTTGATAGGGAAAAGCAACCAAAGTTTTTAGTTGTTAGACAGTAGCTATTCTCGTTTGGTATATCTACAACTGCTTTCACAGTATAACCTTGGAGAGTATTTATCTGTCCTGTATTCCTTAGAACATCCCTTGCAACATCTTGTCTCGTCATCAAACTCTTGTATTGATTCGCTAATTGACTTAACTTGTTGTGACATATAAGGTTTTCTCCTTCTAGGCTCTTAGCTTCCAACCAACCATTTTCTGTAAGAAATTTGTGGTCAGGGGTACACTTTATTATATCACCACTTTCTAGTAAAACGCTCACCATACTTGAATCTTTTTTAACCATACCACCATCAGTATACTCTACCCAACCACCATAGGGAGACCTAACAAAGCCAGACTTAGGTATGTCCATAAACTTAGTTTTACCAAGCCCTTGTATATCTACTAGCGTATCTCCTGAGAAGCATTGATGATCAAGCCCACCATCCTTATCTGGCTGGTTAGTCCCCTCTTTGTACACCTGCCCATCCAGACACTTAATCATCTCAGAAGCCTTTGGCGAAATCTTTAGCTTCCTTGTGCCATCAGCGGACATAAGCATGGCATTAACATTATTCACCCTATCGGCGACAGCCGGATGCTTATTCTTGGCTAACAAGTGAAACTCAAATCCAAACTCCTTATCTTTGATAATCGAGAAGTCAGTCTGTCCAGCATTAGCACTTGTTTTCCTGGCCTTGCCAGAGGGGTCGGGATATATCGTAATATGCCTGTCAGGATACCTATGCTGTATGGCTTGACACATTTCCCTTGTGTTTGAATCCGTCAGAACAAACTCATCAATCACTTCTACCATACCGCCAAACTCTTGACACACAACAGCGCACATCTTGCCTACGTTGAAATCTAGCCCTATGTGCAGAGGTAAGCCCCTATCAAATATGGTGCCATCTATTGTGTCATTAACATCAAAGTTGTAGTACACCCTTCCCTGCATAGAGACAAACGAAGCCATAAATTCAGCCTCAAATTGCTTTGGTGACATAACAGCCTTTGCGGCTGCAATTTCTTCAGGGTCAACATTACCGCCTTCTGCTGTGGTGAGTGCCAAGACTTCCAGTTTTTAATAGTCTTACCACGAAGGTATAACTGGT